CATGAGCAGTACTTGTGTATCATGCCTCCTGAATTGATTAGCCTCCCGAGCATGGTCTGATGCATTTGAGTCTATCCTAGAGAACGAAACATCTGCGTCCTCTAGTCTGTTGGACAGTTCATCTGTCTGACCTATGCATGATGATATATGAATGACCTGCTCACCTTGTGATATGTACTTATGTACAAGCTCGAGCGTGGTGATAAGCTTGGGATTGAAGTTAGATGACACCACTCCTTCATTAAATGATCTACCTGCAGGATCTGCACATATACCACGTAGCCTCTGCAACTGAACTCCATAACATGTCTTTGGATCCTTGTATGGTATATTCTTAATATCTAGGTTGTGGGCATATAGTTTCTTTTGGGCATATCCCAATGGCACTCTGAGTGTCTTTACATTACACTTAACTACATCAGGGTTACATTGCTCCTTGGATATGAAAGCAACGAGTGACTTAAGGACTTTGAGTAATCTCTGAGCCTGACTGATAATTGGACTAGTCTTAATACATGAGGATCCATTTCCCCTGATAGCCTCCTCGGTGTAGTCTCTCTCACGTGTAAGGAATGTGCTACAAAATGTAGCCTCATCCTCTAGTGCATATGGCCACCTAGGATTACTCTTCTTGCCATGAAACCAATTCGGTACTGCGAGCCATCCTAGTATAGGGAATATGTTCGGTAGGATATTAGGTATGGGTGTAGCAGTTAAGGCATACCTATACTTAGGTTGAAGTCTAATGATTGCCCGAGTTATCGCTGAGTCTAGTGACTGCATGATGTGAGCCTCATCGAGCATAACACAATCAAAGTGGTGTCCTGCTATGCTAGATAGACTAGGCTTCAGCACACAAGTGAATCCATTGTGAGTTTGCCCGATGCCACAATGATATTCGTTATCTACCGATGGAGGGTTATCGGGATCCCATGGTGCATTGTAGCCAAGGTCTCGCATCTTTGACCTAAGCAATCTCTCACGATCCTGTGCTGCCCATGATCTAGGTATAGTTTCTATACCACCATTGAGGAAGAATGCAGTCGGGTAGGTTATATAAACACCTGTCGGCAGTGTGCCATCACTACGAAGATGTTTGTAATAGTCATCAGCAGAGAAGATTGTACGCACTTTTGTGTCGGGTGAGAACTTAGCCATCTCTGCGATCCATTGAGCGGGGTCATACTTCTTCAGCCTACCATCGGAACTTTTGACAGTACCCTTGGGTGCTACCAAGAGAGTACGCCTAGCATTCTTTAGGGAGTTCAATGCGATTGCCATGCATGTCTTACCTGTACCTACATCTCCACACACTAGTGCCTGATCAACACATGCCACTCGAGCAATGTAATCAAGCTGACCAGGATAGAAGGTAAAGTCATTTATTTCTTCTAGTACTCTGCATTTATCCTTAATCCGATTGAATGCCTTGGGTCTAAGTTCAGCAACAGTCTTAACCTCGGGCATCTCAAAGAAGTCCCACATCTGAATAGATGTAAGTTCGTAATCTCCAATAGGATTATCCCGAAAAACGAACTGCCTCTTTCTGTCATCAGTGAATGCATATCCGGCATCAACGCCCGATCTCTCGATGTCATGATCTACCACATAGGTTCGACCACTCTTCTCGGTGTGCATCTTCTTCTTGGACACTGGTCTAGTGTATGAATACTTGAGTCTCTTAAAGGTGTAATCTTTACCTGCAGTTACGCGAGGTAACAATGTCTTGGTCTTAGAGCTAGGTGTTTGCTTAGCAGTCAAGACCTTCAACTCATCCACCATCCCGACCAACTCATATGGGGTCAGAGGGAGTAGGGGAGGAGAGGTATACTTATACTTCATGCTGCCTCCTTATGTTTCTTTACTTTGTATATGATCTTAGGATACCGACCTTGGGCGTCAGGTATCGGTGGGATAAGAATATCTTGCCCCTGTTTGTTTACGAAGTAGTCGCTATGCAAGGTACGCAAGTGACCGACTCTGCCATTTTTAAGCGGACTAGATTTCTTCTGTCCATTTTTTTCTTGGTATTCCCTAATAACTTTAGGCAAGTAGACCACGCGATAGAGTGATTGCTTTGAGTCTATCTTGTACTTCTTCTTGATCTGCTTCATTACCTTCTTGTTGCTCCGATCAATTCTACTTGGAGCAAAGTATGGTATAGCCGAGTAGTTGATTACCTTGAGTGCCATAAGCACAGTCTCCATTACTTTAATGGCATTATCATCATAGCCTGCGAACTCTATGAACTCTGAGATCTTCTTTCTGAGTTCACCCTCGCCACACTCACTCGGTAGGTTGCCTCGGATATGCCCGGATGGATGCTTGATTGTGTATATGATTACATCATCAAACCATACAGGTATTCCTGTTGCATCTGGCCCCCACTGCATTGACAGCTTGCAGAGTAATTCCTTTGCTGCTTCATCCTCCAATTTGCATGCATATTCCCAAGCATGTTGAATTAAGTTTGCCTGGTGTCCCTTGCTAATAACTATCTCATGGTATTCCTTATCCTCGAACTTAATAGTCAAACTTTCGCTAGGCCACTTTGACTTAGAAAAGTTATTTGTAACATGGGTTGCTTGCATGGCATCTGTCACGCTTTTATCTACGAGCATAGTTTGCCCATAGTGGTTATTCCATACTTCATTGATAATACCTACTGCAGTGGTTGAATCATCATACTCTGCACCTTCACTTCCGAATATTCTCTCAGTCATCTCTCATCCTTTCTTTGTTGGTTGTTTAAAATAAATTCAGTCGGGGGCAGGTTTTTGGTCATCACGTGGATTTGTTGCCCACGCTCGCATTATCCCTTGCGACCTTGCCCGAAGGCTTCTCCACCTTAGATGCACTGAATATAGATGCACCTAAGGCTCAAAATGGAGGCATTAAAGATCGCTCCCTAAGAACCCCCGACTGATATGTCACCTATGATACTAGGTTACTTTCTTGTGAAGAGCGTAACCCATGCAATTCTTATTCGAGTCCCACACTAGAAACATTTGCCCCTGCTGTAGTGCGACAGTCGTCAGAGGTATTAACTCCTGAGGAAGATGTAGACTATTAAACCTTAGTGCTATGTCCTCGGCTAAATCACCATCTTGCTTGACGGACTCTGTTTCAAACACCTCATATGCTTTATCAATATTAAACGGAGGTGGTTTAAATTTTTCTAGCCTACTCATGATATAGCCTTATTAAGTATCCTTGCCAACTCATCCTTTACTATAAAGCGTACACGATCTTCTGTCAGATTATTGTTAAGAAGAGTAGCAATGGCATTGAGCCTAGGGTCAGGTCTCGGGCTATTGCGCTGCCTTGGAGGCTGCGGTGGGGTATCCTCATCCTCATCCTCATCCTCGTCCTCTTCCTCGTCCTCTTCCTCCCAAACTGCCTCGATTGAGTCACGACTTATGTTTGGTTCTGCTAGTTTTGCAATGGGTACTAGCATCTTGTAGATCTTTTGCTTGGTTGAGTGGATCTCGTCATCCCTCATGTCCTCATCCTCAGCCCAGTCATCACCGAAGAAGCTCTTTAATAGTTCTCCCTCGTCTAATACCACTGACTGAAGTGAGTCACAGTCGGCATCAACGTTTTCTTGAAGCCATTGGTTAACCGCATCCCTAGCATTAGGGTTAGCGCGTTGTAGTTTTAATATTTCTTTGTAGTAGTCACTCATGATGTAATACAGGTATATAGGTTACATTATAAAATGTGCAAACAAAATTCTGTATGCACGTTCAGCTTGGGTTGGCACAATGCCATTACCCAAAAGTCTTAGTCTTGGAACTCGCTGAGCCATGACTTCGGGAGAAGCGTAGTATTCTTTGGTAGTCCCATCAGGGATTCTACCCATGTAGGGTTGAGCTTCCCCGACTGTGAAAGAAGAGCTAGGTCTCTGCCCAAGCATTTCTGATTGGATTCCACTGATGTCCTCGCTCCCTCCACATGATCCGATGCTTGAGGGGTTCCCCATGTGCTGGCTACCTTCCGCCCCAATGTCTCCTGGGATCCCTCGGGTACTGTCCCCATGGTATCCTTCCAATCCCTCGACATTGGAGTCGGCCACTTCTGCATTGTCTCCACTGCATCTCTCAGCTTGGGAGTCCACTTCTCCCCCTTGGCATTCGTCCGAATGAATCGTCCGTTCTCTAGGGTCACATTCGGTGCTAGTCCTCCCTCGGCATCGACTGTCCTCGGTGTGGGATACATTATCTCGGGGTTCATCTCGGGGTTCACTACATCCTCCCTCAGATTCTTGCACCCTCCCTTCTTCTTGTTCCGAGCTAGTGCTTCCCCTGTCTTCGGTGGGAGTACATCCATCGTGTTGGGAGTTGCCCAACTCTTCAGTGCCACTGCTGACAGACTCGGACTCTGCCTGTTCTTCTCCGACTCGGGAGTTCCGTCCGTCTTCCCTGTCCTCGGGGTAGGCCATGATGACTCTTGGTTCTTCCCATCCGTACTGAGCTTCCCCTGGACGTGAAGGCCATGTACCTGCTCGCCAAGGTTGCTTTTCCCCCGATCCGTCATGCAAGCTCGGGAGTCTTGCTCTTTCGGAGTCCCCCAACCTTCGTTCAATTTCAGTGTCAGGGTTTGTGTTACGGAAGAGCATGAAGACTCGCTTACGTTGGTGAGGCGCGCCTTCTTCACTCGCACTGACCAATGTGAACGCACCCTCGTAACCAATTTTTTCCATGTATCCCATGACATATTTGAGAACGCTTGTGTCCTGCTCGCCACCGAACTTACAACTGATGATCCCTTCGACATTTTCGAGGGCAACCCAGTTTGGTCGGCAAAGCTGAACTCCGTCTGCAATGAAGGGGAACAAGTGCCTTGGGTCTTCAGTTCCCTTCCGAATGCCTGACGATGAGAAGGGTTGGCAAGGGAATCCCGCAGATAAGATGTCCACGCATCCACGGAACTTTCCGTATGGGAACTCTTTAACATCCGTAAAGATAGGTGCTTCAGAAAGTTCACCCTCTTCAATCTTCGCAACCAAGTTGGCGCAAGCGTATCCTTCCCGTTCCACGTATGCGATTTCTCGCAAGTTTGGGAATAGTCCTCGAAGTCCTCTCCCCATCCCTTCATATCCACTGCACATAGAGAGGTGAGTGACGACGTTCTCGGTAAGTATACCCTGTAATTGTTCTTCTTCATAATCTAGATTCATTGTAATATAAAAATATAGGTAACATTTGTTAGCGATAGAGCGACATTGCCATAAGGACAACCCCCACCCAAAATAGAATAATTAGTAGGTCATTCATTTTGCCCACACCATTGGTAAGATTAGCCATGCACGAGAGGCATTTAATATGGGTTCACCCTTATGCGTTACGAAGCTCTCGTTTTCCATCGGGTTGTACTTTACCCTTTTCCATGTCTCATCCCCCAAAGCCCGAATAGACGTTGGGTTCGGGTGAAGGATTCCCCTTAGCCATGCATGAACCTCCTTCCTCTTGTTAGCCACTACCTTTAGACGAGTCTTATCTCGAACAACAAAAGAAGGCTTATCAAGGTGAGCAATATCGGCATGAGCCTTAACCAAACCATCCTGACGAATACTCCAGCAATCCTGATGCAGGTTTCGATACACATCAAAAGGTCTATTAAAATCCAAATGATAACGTGGGTCATGTTGTTTTAGTAGTTTCATACTTCCTCCAGTGATTCTAAGATCTTGTCGTGGTCTAGCTTTGCTGCGATAGACTCCAAGACTTTGTCGTGATTAGTTATAAAGTGAGAGATATCTGATTCCTCGTCATGTAGCAGAACGCTACACAACTTGGTTACTCGGATATCCTCCACATAGTCAGGGCAGTGGTGGGTACTACTGATACTTCCATAGTCGTAGTCGAATGAATCGTTGCCGACACCGAACTCAGCAGTTCCACTCACTGTTACATTAACACCGAGGACATTCATTTCTTCGTCCTCAAACTCATACTCATAGCTCATAGTTATATAATATATTAGGTTACAATTATTGTCGCTAAAAAACGTAGGTTATTCCTCGTCTTCGTCTTCGTTACGGATAGAGTCATAATAAATAGCATCTTCATCTAGTTTAGTGACAATGGATCCATGTCTATCAAACTCTAGTCCGAGTCTATCCATTATGATGTTCATTGATAGCTTCACATCATCCTCTGTTGGTTCTCTATCCTTGGGTTCATTGCTTTGGAGGTCGGCTGCCCATTGATGGACAGCCTCCCACACTACTTCTACTGATTCTCGTACACTGCCGTGCGTAGGTTTACTCATGATTCACTTTCCTCTTCATCTATTTCAATGCAATAGTCATGTACGCCAGCGTCATAGCCTTGCTTATAATGGACTCTGTTTATATCGTTATGGTCATAAGGATTTTCTTCCACGCCATGTTCATAGCCATGTAAATATCCTATTTGGTAAGCTTCTGTTTTATTACTCATAGTTTTCCTTTCTTATTTTAGGTTAGTTATTTTATCCATTACTTGATCGAATGTCTTGCTACCGAATCGTAGCATTTTAGCCGTTATCTTTCTCTTTGCATAGTTCTTGAACTCCCAAGAGAACAATCCATTAGCTACGCTGAATGCGAAGTACATAGGATCTTGATTCCATCCTCTCCTAGTGTGCTTGACATCATTATCGAAACACCAATCGACTGCTTGATCAACCATCCTACAGGCTTTACACCATGCATCGATCTTCTCTTTGTCTGTGTTGGTCGGGAGAATATGATACCCTCCACACTCTATGAAACAACCAGTCTCGGAGTTAAGCGTGGAATCCAATATGATAAACTTGCCCTTTGCACCTGCATTTATTTTTGCATAGTCAAAGCAATAGAAGTCATCACCTGATCCACACGCATAGTAGAGATGCCCATAAGGACTTGTAAGGTTGTATAGCTCAATGTCATTAATCTTATAGTGTCCTTGGTCATCCTGTGGTATGAGCCATGGTTTCAGACTGCCATCTCTGTGGTCGTAAGGATCAAGTAATCGCTTGTCCTCACTCATTGGGTAGTCTGTTATGTGACATTGGTATGCCACCTTGCTAGTTCCTAGGTCTTTGTAGTATCCCATTATTAGTTCTCCGTTTGCAGTTCATACTCAACATCCTCAGCACACATCCTAATCGTACCAAGCACTCCCTGGATTTCAGCTAGAGCTTCTCTTGCGGTCATCCACCCTTCTTCACCCCTTGGGTAATGGTTACGCCCATGGAATGAATGACTAGGTATCTTTTGGATAGCACTATCAATAGCAGAATAAAACTCCTGCCACTCATTTATTAATGTTTGTTTGTCATCACCATTCATATGTACGAATGGCATGACTGCGTCCTTGTATATGTATTTCATTATTAGTCCTCCGTTTCTATTCTAGTTGGTTCATGTTTGATTTCTTGTGGTGCATGATACCACTGGGTGTGTTCAACAGTTCCTTTCTCAAGGTCATATGTGAAGTCATCACCATAGTCAGTGCCATCACCGGCCCCATTGTAGTACCCACCAGGGTAGTCAGCCCAACGATCAATCATATCCCCGGCCTTTTGGACGGCAGCCTTGGTAAGATCTCCATGAGGCTTACCATCAAGCAGAATATCATCATGCTCGTTGATATCACCATAGTAGTATCCCTCATCGGATCCACCTGAGTACGATATCGTGAACTTAATTACGCCATGCTCCTTGAGGTAGTTTAATAGTTCCTTGGTCAATGGCTTAGGCCCATTGCTCCAATCCCACTCTTCTTGTCCTAGGTTAATGCTTGGTTTGTCTTCACTCATAGTATTTCTATCTCCTTTTTGGTTTTGTAGCCGACTTTTAACATCCAATCGGCAGGTTGTTGTTTGATTCCCCTTAGCCAATCTTGTGGCGTGGGGATAAATCCGCAGTCCTCCATCACATGTTGCTCGGCAACTAGCTTGGTAGGTACTATTCTGAATTTGTCTCCATTATCATCTTGATCAATTAATATCTCGTGACCGAGTATGCTACAGCACCACTCAATCCCGGCGCTATGATGTCTTAATGCGCGATGAGTCCAATCACCTGTAAAGGCTTTGGTCTCATCGAACCAGTTATGTACATAAAGATATTCATCGGGTTCTCCTCCGAACTTCTTTGCTGATGATTCTGCGTGTTTATATGGTGTCATTTATTTTCCTCCTTTAGTAGTTCTGTGTATCTTCTGATGAAGTGCCTAGCTGCGTAGTACTCCTCTGTGGTAAGTTCATTCTTTCTCCACATAGATTCAGCTTCAGCTTCTAGTTTCTCTTGTATATTCATATATTTGATCCTTCCTATCATCGCCCCCAACCGTAGTAGCAACCTAGAGAACTAGGTTACTACTAGGGGGGTGTTTGTTATCCCTGAATATTAAACTCTGCTGCTAACTCTTCGAACATCTTGTCCCATGTGGAACTGCTCTCGTAGTAGGTGAGGGCAAAGCGTATAGCCTCATCTCTTGCACTATGATTTTCCCAAGATAGAAGCTCGGTGTGCAACTGAAACACGGTATAGTTGTTGCCCCATGCCTTAATCTCATCCTTGAGTTCCTCGGGGATTGTTTCCTCGGGTAGTAGTTTTGCTAAATCCCTAAAGTGACAGCTAAGATTCTCGGCATCGCAAAGGTCACTATCGGGTGATGAGACATCAAGGCACTCCTCTATAGCATCAGGCTCACAGAATTCGAAGTCTCCTTCCCCTGACTCCGTTGCATTGACAAGTAGTTGCCTAAGAGGGTCTGGGGTAATCTTATCGGATGTCTCTTTCTCTAGTGTATACTGGAATTTCTGAAGTATACCATCTACCTCTTCTCTACTCTGCTCTAGTTCTTCACATGCACTCGTGAATTTGTCTCTAGCCCAATTATACTCACAAGCCTTTTCGGAGTACCAAGACTCTAGTTCATCGTATGCTTCCTCTAGGTCGTTGTACTTTCTAGAAGCATTATCTTGTGCGTCGATGTAATCCTCGATGCCCTTGCGTTCCTCTGCGGTAAGAGTCAAGCCATACTCTCGGCATGCCTTCTCAGCTTGGGCTATTTCCCTGAGCCTCGATTCGTTGGCTTCTCTTATCCTCGCTTCCTCGGCTTGTTTAAGTAGCTCTTCAGAGCTTGCGTTAACTACTGCGGTTTCTTGGTTATTTTGATCACTCATGGTTATATCTTTCTTATGTTATTTGGTTATTTGGGTTACACTTAGTTCCCTTGTATTGCATTTAATATCAAGGGTTATATCGTCCTTCTTGAATCGGAGGACGAAAGGTTTCTTTTTGAAATGGATGAACTCACCGCCATCCTTCTCTACTGCTTTGCGAGCATGATCTTCATAGTCAGACCAATCCTCGTACATCCATTCATCTCTCCACCTATCGAAGAGATACTCAATGGTTCCAGTTAGTTTTTTGGCTAATTCTTCAGCACTCATCTGTCTTCATCCTCCTTGTCGAAGTATTGGGTTACGAAGTAATGGTAATCAGAGCTACACTGCTTGTCTGATGCTGCATAATCGAAGGCACCCTCTTGCTCTTTGAACATACCGATCACGCCTTTGAGGCTACCATCGAATGGGCAGGTAAGAACTATCGCCCATCTATTACTCGGCTTGCACTTGCACTCGCACTCAGTCATTGTGTATACCCTCCCTTGCTTCTGCTACCTCGATGCCCGACTCCTCATCCTCATCCTCACCCTCATCTGATGCCGTGCCTCCCTCCTCATAGTGGTAGTAGTTCTGCTTGCGAAGGAACTTGGCACACTCAATCCATAGCTCATTAGATATGAGAGGGATAGTGAATGACTCACGAGATCCATCATGCTCTAGTCGCTTCTTCTCTTCGGCTAGTATCTCTTCCTCCTTGGCAATCACTTGATCGGCAAACTCATTGATTGCCTGGATGATGAATGGCCCGATCATCGGGTTAGTGTAGTTGCAAAGGTATCTGAGATACTCACCATTGCTCATGCTACCACCCATCTCGGGGTCTTGTGACTTGATTGGTTTTCTTTCCACAGCGTGTAAGCCTGGAATCCTTTTAAGTTTAATGTTACTTGGATCACTCATGTTATTCATATATCTAGGTTACGCTAACGCCATAGCGATAGCTTTGTTTTTCTTAGCACCATGTGGGTTGATCCACACAGACTTAGCGTTCTTGTTGTTGCCATCACACAGTCCACAATCCTTACACTCCTTGCCATGCGTATCGGATAGGCATTCGATTGTATCGATTGGGCGTACAGGTGAGACATGGAAGTATCTAAGACCAAGTGACTTTGCAGCCTTGCGAGAATCCTCCGTCTCAGTACTAGCCATAAAGTACTTACCATACTCAGTAGCTAGGGTAGGGGACATCATATGCCAATCATGGAAGTATCCTGTCCAACCGGCACAATGGTCAGTCACCATCTTAATCTTCTGCAAGGGAATGATACTAGGGTTACCATAAGCACCGAACCTCACATACCGATTACGGAATGCTACCTTATATGCACCAAGGGCAAGGAAAGGATAGCTACCCTTATGGTATGACTTGTACACAGCCATAGGTGCTTGCCCTACATTGACATAGCACCCATTGCCATCAGCGAATGGGCATCCATTGCAGTTAGTCTTAGCATCTAGTCCTGTTGCAACAGACTCAACAGGATTGGTGAATCTATTTAAGATCCATATCTGAGCCATGTTACCTGTCTTAGCATTAGCTGACTTCCAAGTAACGATAGCTACATAGTCATCGTCCTCATAGATACAATGCCCACCACTTGTGAATGAATTTTTTACATACATAATTCTAGTCCTCCTTTAGTTTAGTGTTAATGAAGTCATAGGTTATCCCATGCTTCTTTGCTTGGTTTACTGCTATTTGTGTAGCCCTCTCGTGTGCATCAGAGTCTGACTTCTTAGCTATGTAGCTGAAAGAATACACGAGTTGCTTGTCCTTGATAATTGATACTTCGATAGTCATCAGAACTCCGTATTTATAACTACTCCACCATCATAGCTAATGACTGTCGTATGATTACTTAAGATATCAATGATTTCATCATCATCATACTCTTCATCTTCATCAAAGAGATGCTCGTAATCATTTTGCAGATCACCTATCGAATTGTAGTCAGAGTATTGGCAATCAAGTGCCACTACATCTAACTCATAGTTAGGGTCTACGTCCTCGAGGAAATCATATAGAGCCTCGAGTCCTCTTAGAGACCAAGAGCTTCCCCTTGCTCGCTGATCGAATGCGTTAACGAATAGTCCTTGTGTTATTGTTTGTATCATAATTATTTTCCTCCTTTATTTGTTGTGATAATGAATGCCCGCATGCCCTTTGGTGTAAGCCTTTGCATCTTCTAGTGAACTGAATCCACGATAGATGGATTCCACGCAGTCCTCTTCTCTGTCAGGGTAGTACTTGACTACATCGAATGTTCCATCCTCTTGGTCTGTTACATAGTAGTCACCTTCCCAAAGGTTAGGTCTTCTGAATCCGTAATGGTATGCTTGCACAGACCAATCACCATTCAGCCCACACTCTTGCCAAGCGAAGTAATCAAAGATCCGATCAATCGAATCCATCAATCGATTATGGTGAGAGTATTCGGTTACCAACTCCATGCCCTTGACATGCTTGTCGTGCATGTAATCTTTATGAATACACCCAAGTTCGATGAGCATAAGATTCTCATTTAACCCTTCGGCTAATGTCTCAGATATTGTCTCTATGTAGTATGTAGGATTCATATGTTATTTATTATTCTTGGTTACTTTATGGTAGTACTCACGAGCATCCTCGTAGTTGAATGTATTGATAAGCCCACGCTTGGAATGGGTGACGATAGCTATTTGCCAAGGCTTAATGTTTGGATACTTGTGCTTGGCTATCTTGCCTAGGTAGTACACATAGTTATCCACCTTCTGATCCATTTGAGCATTAGTCTCAATCATGCTACCACCTCCTTGTAGAAGGTGTAAAAGTCACCGATTGGTACTTTCATATTGAAGGCTTTGCCTCCACTCCCACTCCCCTTGCTATTAGCTCTACTAAACCACTTGGTTACCTCGATATACTCACTGCCGATAGAGAACCACCACTCTCCATACTCAGCCCCTCGAGCATCAATAGCAGTGTAGACCCAACCTTCAGTATCTTTATTCCATGTTGCCCACTCTGGAAAGCGCTTGGCTACAAGCCCGAGCCTTTCCTCCATAAGCAATCGAACCTTTTCACCATGAAAATCTAGATGATTGGGGTGAAAGGAACTAGCTAAGTACTGAGGGTCACCGAAACAACTCTCACCATAAGCAATGAGGTTGTTGACCCACTTGAACAAGCCACACTCACCCTCGAGTATGGCATCGTTGCCCATGATTAAGGCATCATCTAGTTTATCATCGGCATTGCGATCCTTGTGAGCCTCGAGTAGATGCTCATCATATGGAAAGCCAAACCAATGAGTGGCTTTATCCCCACAAGTAGTCCCAATGTAGTATTGGAACTCAACGATATAGTCATTGATAACATCCATGCACTCCTCGGCACTTAAGTCACGAGCTTGTGATGAACTGACATAGTCTAAGTGCCTAAGCATCTTGCGTGTAAGTTTGATAGCCTTGGTTTGCAAGGTCATCTTTGGGTAAGGTTTGTATTTGTATTCTTCAGTCATGTTACCTCCTTAGTTGAGTGTTAATTTCATTTGATTAGGGTGATCCCTAAAGACATAGAGCATGCGAGGCTCATCCTCGCAGTCGAAGTGTGCAGTAGCCTCGGCATCAGTGATGCGTGATATCTCCCATGATCCTTCGATGATTGACTCACCGACTGCTAGATCCCTAGCAATATCGATGACCCTATCCTTGACATAGCATTCCCACATAGCTTTCTGAATCTCGGCAGATGATGGGTAGCAACCCTCGCTATGGTAGTACCCATTCTCATTGAGATAGAATGCAATGTCATCCCAATCATCGAAGTCCTCACCGACATTGAAGTCATCATCGTACTCCAATTCAATCAGTTGAAGGAGATCCTCGTACTCACGCCTCGAGTGATCTTCTTCATCTAGGCAAGGATAATTGGCTAGCGATGCTTCAATCTCCTCACCCATCTTGAATGCCTCCTTGTCATTGATATCTACAGATAGATACTCAATCCACCCACATAACCAATGACCCACACGAGTAATGTCATAGGGTAGCTCGGCATCTTCAAACATCTGCACCGCACAATCCCAATTAGAATTGGTGAGCATAGATGAGTCACGATTCCTACCGAGTACACAATACAAGGTATCACTAGGCTTCTCGCCCATGTAGTTGCTCCAAGAATCGAAGGCACTTGGACTGCCTAGTTCATCAATTAGCTTAGGTAGGTTGGTAGAAGGAAAGCGCTTAGCAAGATAGGCATCAAGCTCAGCACCTTCAAGTTTGATATTATTTTCACTCATAATGTTATTTAGTATAATAGGTTACGTTTAGTTGAAGTTTGGTAGGGTTATAGTCGCGGACATGGAACATTAGTTCATCACCAACTTTAACTCCATCCCATGGGGCATCATCTTTATGTAAGAATCCCATACGCCCATGATCTAGATCAATCTGCCAACCATCACCCACATAGTCATACACCATCCCACGTACATCCTTACCAAGGATTTCCTTGAGCTTGCGTGTATAATCCCATTCCCCTCGGTGATACCATATGTTGGTTTCGTATTGATACTTTACTCCGTTAGCTTCACATAACTCACGAGTATACTTCTCGGCATCTAACTTAACCTTGAAGTAAGGAGTCTTTACATAACACCTACCACTCCCATCATCTATGAAGATAGATCCGAAGTATCCTCTGTCTTCTCCATCCTCTAATTTTGTAAATAAATTTTCCATGTTATATAGATATATAGGTTACTTTTAGATTATGCAGCACATTTCTAGTACTACCGCGATGATGCAGACTAGGAAGCCTCCACCTAAAACAATTTTGTCCATGGTACTACCCATGAACTGAGGGTCATTAGCATTCTTCATGTAAGACCCTCCTCACTTCAGCTTCATCGTTACGTTTGATTGCATCCACAACCATGCCATTTTCCATGGCAATATCGGGATCAATAAAGAACTCACCACATATGGCGAGGAATGTTAAGTAGTTCATAGTTATTTCCTTTCGTTGTTTGGTTAACGTTGAGTCGAATTTAAAAAGTAAAGCCCATGCCCAAGGAATAAGCCTCGGACATGGGCTGAAAGTTTACGTCTAGGTGACGTAGTTTTAACGTAGTTATGACGTAGTTCACACGTAGTTCTAACGGATGAGCTACATCGGGTTGCATTGCGATAAGTATGAACATCCTCTAGGGAATACATACTATACTGCTTCCATGTGTTGACTATTCTAACCCCTTCGCTCCATGACAGAGAGACCTAGTTTGTTCCGAGTAGTCATTGACAAACTAAATCCGAGGCACGCCTCCTATCGATCAGATTACACACTCTTTCGCATACATGAATATCCTCACGGCTCCTTACACGCTTCGTCTGCTTCCACGACTCACCCCGAACCACTTCGGTTGGCTACTCGCTTTGTGACTAGGCTACACATTCGCCTTGTATGGTACTTGCCTGCTCGAAATCGAACCGCTCACATGTGCATAGCTTTGTAAGAGCTAGAGCATGGTCTACGTCCGTAATCCCGAATTGACAGCCTCAGTTTTTCACCCTTGGCACAGGTACTTTTTTGAAATGGAAAAGCAGAAAACCATGAGAACTAAAAAACGAAGTTAGGCATTGATGCGTTGCACGTCTCACCGAGACACTAAGCACAATCTGTGCGTCTCACGCTAGCCTAGGTTAGGCTTAGTTTGCTAAGGTGGTTTATATATCATGGCTAGGTTAGGTTAGGTTAGGTTAGGTTAGAATTCTAAGCCCATTGCCTCGCGTTGCTCGGGGGTAAGGTTTGCTACAATTCTCTCGAGTTGATCTAGCCTTGTAGCTTGTTTATTAATCACGTCTTGCTTTGTGATCTTGGGCTTATTGATAGAGATATTTAGCTTATTAGACGTCTCAGAGATCTTGTCAGTCACGCCGTCTTGCAAAGCTTTGTTTACCATTGCAATTGTAACCGCGTCTCGCATGGTTTTCTCACCGCTTAGAACATTATGAACGGCTGCAGTTAAAGCTTTGCCTTTCAAGAGCGGATTTGCTTTGCGAAGGTTTGCTTTTATTTCTGAAGCGCTAGCACCTTGCTTGCCGAATACAACTTCGTGTCGTATTACTTTGCCGTTTTTATTTAAGACTTCACGACGTGCTTGGGTATGGGATTGAATTAAGGATAGGTTGCTCATTGTTATTTTGATATTTGATTGATTAATATTTGCGCCATAATTGACATACTATTTAATGCCATGCATACCCATTGATTATCAATGACTTATGGCATAAGTGTTACCTAATGACCATTAGGTTACAAAGGGGGGTGCCGGGGGGAAGCAACCTGGCGTCTTATACAATTATATACACCCTTTCTGAACTTTCTGGGATCTGATCCGATTCGGGTTTATAGGATTTGACCGAATGAAAGAAACCTAGTAAACTAAGTAACAGCATTGATGAATGAATCCAGCAATAGAACAGGCACGAGCTATAGCCAGGGCAGAGGCATCCAGAATTGCAGCACAGGCGAAGGCACAGCAGCAAGCAGCAAGCGATGCTGCTCGAGAAGCTGCACAAAGAGCAGCCAACGAGGCTGCTAGGCAGCAAGTAATAGAGGCATCAAGACAGGCAGCAATAGACCATGCAAAAAACCAAGCAGCAGAGCAAGCAAGACTACAGGCAGCAGAGGAAGCTAAGCGTATTGCAACAGAGCAAGCTCAGCAAGAGGCAGCAAGGGTAGCTCAGCAGGAGGCAGATAAGAATATGGATTTTAATGCATCTGATCGTTTTAGGGACTTTAACGATAATTATGGAAGTGATTATGGTTCATCATACAACTACACCGATACTTATTCGGCTCCCTCATACGACACATACACACCATCATTTGATACCTTTGATTACCTAGATACGATAAACACTTATGATGCCTTTGATACTGCATCAAACTATGCAAATTCAGTAGCATTAGATAACTACAACTACTCGGATAATGTAAGTGACTTTCTAGACACATACGATTCGGACTACTTTGACCCCAACACATATATTGATTTAAGCACAGACGCCATCGATACTGACTTTAGTCAATCAATCATAGACAATTCATACGGAGGTGATTTTGATGCAGGTCTAGATATCGGGCAGACCTTCGATTATCTTGACGGAGTAGATATTAATTCTGACGACTTTAGTAATTACGATGCATCTACTCAGTTTGCAGCACAAGATGTTAGCACATTCGATGAAAAAGAATTAGATATTCTTAAGAGTGTTGGAGCGATTGAAATTAATGAAGATGGTGCAGTAACTGACTTTGATTCACAGAATGCCCTTAGGCAGATTGAGGATCAGTTAATTGAGTATAGAGGGGATCTTTCAGATGAAGAAATTACTAATCTGACTAGTTTAAGAAATGAAATTCTTGCTGCTGAAGATTTAGGCTTGGATGCATTTAGCATTGATATAGCAGATCAGCCATCATCTGCGCTCGCAGGTGAGGGCGGCTCGGTCGGTCTAGTAGGCACTGATTTCAGCAATAAGTTCTTGTTCTCTGGTGATCCGGATTATGAAGAGAGTAAGCTAAACTCTCTCAGTGCTGGTTACATTAACGAAGGCAATGCTGCAAAGAATAGCCAGATATATGGCAATACAGGTGGCAAATTTAATATTTATGGTGAGCCAGTAGACATGAGGACTAACCCTGCTTTACAGGGAATGAGTTTTCAGGCTACACCGAACGCAGCTGGATCGGTCATCCAGGGTGTAGACACATTCACTGATTATCTTCGTAACGGAGCCGGAATGCTCCTTAAGCCAGTTAATTGGCTTTCTGATGGCATTGGAGGTGGCTTGGATGCCATAGGTGGTGCTTTGGGTAACAACCCCATAGGTAGAGGCTTCTCGAGCTTTGGTAACATCGTAGACAACACAGGTGATTATCTTTTTGGTAGTGGTGATCGAGATAGTTTATTAGGCACTGTTTTCAATGTACCCGATAACCTTACCAAAACGGTTGCAGGTGGGCTTTCAGGGAATTGGGACGTTGCGAAGCAAGGATTAAAAGGATTGGTTGCTGCTCCCTTTGAATTAGCAGGTAATGCGATAAGCGTTCCTGTTGCGATTGCTAAAGATGTATTTGGGGTGGATGATATATCACTTAGTGTTGGTGGTGGTTCCGGAGGCGGTGGAGGCGGTGGGGGTCGCAGGATGCCTAGTCGTCAAGCTCCACAGAGAAAGAAGATAAGCAGGGTACTTGGCTCAGGAAACTCTAGGGAGGGCATCAGTTCAGTGAGCGGGTCTACGGTAGGATATGCAGGCAATGAGTATGATATGTCTACTGCTAGTGGTCAAAAATCGCTCCTTAATGATTCTGACTTTCCCACACTTGCTGACGCTATTGCTCAAACTGGTGGCAGTAGTTTATTGTCCGATGATCAAATTAGGGGTCTCGTAGGTATGGGTAATTCTCCTGGTGCAGGGCCTAGCTCAGGTACTGCTGATGACCCGATTGGATCTACTGATGTAGACAGAAGTTCTTTAGCCGAAAAATTTGAAGAAAAACAGGGTGGTGAAAAACCTAAGGTAAAGAAGACTGCCCAAGTCGAGAGCATAGAAAACATTATAGACAAGTTAGCTAATGGATCTGTTAGAAAAACTAAAGCTGCTCCTGCATTACCTACTACTTCTACCGGGAGCGAAAACTTGGATATATTTGACAATGATGCGCCTTTGATTGGTGAAAAGGATTAAGGAATTCTTAAGAGTTGTTAGGGAGGAGCGTGGGTCTATTAGCCTACCTTCTGCAATACTAGTTTTAGCAAGGCTTACTATAAAGCTGTTGCCTTATTGGTATCTTGCCAAAAAGCCCGAGAAGCTTGAATGGATGAGGAGGTACAAGGTATGTTATAACTGCCCTGTATTCGATCCCGAACTTAAGAGGTGTAGACCTTACGGTAACTCAGAGCAAGGGTGTGGATGCTACACTCCTTTCTCGAACTTAGTTTATGATGAATGCTGGGGAAGAATTAACTACGGAAAAGCTATCGGGTGGTCAGTCCATGATCACGAGTCGTGGATTGTCCGTATTCGTAATGGACAGAGAGGTATCTCTCGAAGGGGATCAGTGGAGAAACGAGACTGGACTATTTGATAGCCTAGAAGAGGCAGTAAAGGACTGCTTGAGGCTCGAGGTTGAGGCAAATGCACCCGAAGACCTTAAGGGTTTATATGATGTTAGTATACAGTTAGACGCCAAGTGAAGGGTCTGAATGCTCCCGATTACATCAGGGAAATAAGAGCAGTAGAAGGGGAGGGGGAAGTTTATTTAAAGTACTACTCTGAACTCATGGGTTATCAAAATATCGGGCTTAGATTAAGCAAAACAGGCAAATTGCCAAATATCCCTACAAAAGCCGACAATATGGCAGATGCTACGCTATTGTTAGAGGCATGGAACAAGTGGTTAAGAAAGGAATCCATACATTCATATGGCAGTCAGAAGAAACGCTCATCATCGCGGAAGTCAAAGGACAAAACTTCGACTGGAGAACCTTTTTTCACCTTTATGAGTTAGGACATGAATATGTCTTTGCTGTTATGCCACACCTTAGGAACTTCATAGATATACATGCAGAAGAATGAAAAGAAACACTCCACTAAAAAGAAAAAAGCCGATGAGGAGGGTATCCAAGAAGAGGCAAGCAGAGTCCAAAGAATATTCGAGGAAACGCTCGAGCTTCCTAGCCACATTGCCATTATGCGAGGTCTGTGCAAAATCAAAAAGTACAGACATTCATCACCGAAAGGGAAGAGGCAAGTATTACCTAGATGAAGGTACTTGGCTTGCAACATGCCGAGGATGCCATGATCGGATTCACAGGAATCCGACTTGGGCTAGGGAAAAAGGCTTTATACTAGATCGATACGTCGATAAAAATCAATAATGTAACCATGTATAGAATTATATGTTCACAGCTCATACATGTTCATAGCTCATTATCATCTTCCTCTAGGGAAGTGCCTTTGAGCCTTCTGATATCTTCTGTTGCTTGAACGGCTTTTTGCCGAGCATCAGATTCGACATCGATACATAAGTTACGCCATTGCTCTAACGAGTGAATTCGATCCTGTACCGTCACCCCAAGGGTGTCGGGAGCATAATCCCCATATGTCAATGCATACGTCATTTAGATAATTGGTTATCAATACAATAACCAATTTACCTAAAGTAATCAAGATAAATAGGTTACTAAGTTATCCCGTAAGTTCCTTTTTGAGTGTCGTAGATAGATAAAGCTTCTGCAGCGCTTAAAGCTTTATTCGTGTATACATCTACCTGCCCAATGTGACCATGAAAGTTTACACCCTTGAGAGTGTAATACTGTCTGCCTCCAATCATAAAAACATCATTATTATACCAGTTAAAGGTAGTATCAGTTCTCCCTATGTAAGGTCTCAACCTCTCCTCGTCAGTGAGACCTGCAGTTATAGTTGTCTTTGACTCATATTGTCCATCAAGCCATAGATCAATAGATCCAAGTGAATTACCAGGATCTATGCTCCAAGCCATATGGTGCCATGAATCTACGACAAAATCACTAGCTAATTGTGTTTTTAAAACTTTTGCTGTGACGGCATTACTGTTTCCACTCATCTGTACACCTGCCCCAGTGAATGTTGTGCGAAAACCGTGAGGGTTGTACTTATAGCAGGTTAGCGAAAATACGGTGTCATAAGAACCCATACTAGCAAAGTTGCTCAAAGGTTCCATTGATACTAAAATGCCATTATTGAGGGTAGAAAAATACCCATTTATTCGCAGACTATCGCAAAGGAGATACTGGCTTCTCGTACTATGATCGAGTCCATCAGCAAGGCCTAAGTTTGGCTTAAACCAAATAGATCCAGATTTTGGCACTTGTTTTCCCACGGAGGTATACTCTTCTCCAATTCCTTTATTTGAAAGGAGGTTGATACTGTTTTGAGCAGGCGAGCCAGCATTGTTCGCAGTTACATGACCTGGAAAGAAGACGGTTCCATCTGGTTCCACTGTGAATTCCTTTTGTAGACCAAATGTCGCAGGACTGAAACGAATACTTTCGGTAGTGTCAGTAATAGGAACACTTACAGTATTTCCTGCATTGATGTCGTCTATCTGTGATGCACTAAGATTACTTGTGTTAAATGCATAGTGTTCTCCGGCGGGGGCTGAAGTGTATACTGATGATCCGTTGTAAACTAGTTCGTTTACCGTATTCCCATTGTAAGTCAAACTTGTGACGTCGACCCCATTGTATTTAATTCCCATAAGGTTTATTTTAAGCTTAAGCGAATCTGTTATCAAGTATATTAAGTAACATTAAATGCCTTCAGATTCCTTTGGTCTAGGCAGTATCCTTTCCCATGACCCAAGTCCTTAATATTCTCTTGTCGAATCAAGTCCTTCTTCCATGCCCAACCTTTAATGTCTACCGACCTTCCATCGACTATTGCGAGTACATAGAAGTCAATATCTTGGTTAACTTTAAGTGTACTTAGAAGCCTAGCATTAGGGTAGTTAGATGATTTTATATCATACCTATTCCCTTTAAGAACTCCATCGTAACTTCCGCTTCTAGCTTCGGGAGCAAAGTCAGGGAAGCAATTAAACTTCTTAGCGAATGCATACTCAGCTACTGCTCCCATTACATCTGCTTCCGAGCCATCTTGTTTCCCCATCTTGGCATCCTTTACGCCTGTGCCTCTACTTATAAGGCTCCTCATCCTGCCTAGGATTTGGCAGAGGTTGTACTCTGCTTCTGTAAGCTCTAGTTTCAAACTATTATTTCCTTATCAATTTGATCCTCTGGTAACCCACACTCACTTGAGTGACTATCTTCTAATGGCTTAAAGCTATCTCTCTTGATTCTCCATACCTCTCCCCCTAAATCGTGGATCATCTTTGCCTCATTCGGGAATCGGATGTCATCTACTACGCATCTGAAACATTGGTGATCTGTAGCACTTGCCCAGGCTATTAGGTCTGCGATCCTGTCGTGAACAGGAGCGATCCATATGTCTGGATGCATCGCTCGTCCCCACTCAGTCCCCAAGGTCTGTAAACAGTGCCTAGCTGTTATGCCCTCGGGGAACCCTGGAATCTGTTCTTCCTTTAAGTTGTATAAATACTTTGAGGGTATGATTACCTCCAGCATCTTCTTAATCGGTAAAGAAAGACTTAAAATTTCTCCGCCAATCTTTTGCGCGAATGTTGTTTTACCAACACCTTTGGGGCCGGTAAGTCCTATTACTGAGGGGAGGGTAAATTCTTCTGAATTAACTGCCTCACTGATCTTATATGTCTGCATACTTTAAATGGTTTTTTTCCTGCCTTTAGTTTAGGGCCAATTTTAAAATGGAAATACTCACATGAACATTCACCGAATCCGTCATATTCTTCTAGATCCACTAGATGTACATTTTGTGGGTTTTGGAGTGATGTTAAGAGAAACCTTTGTGCCTCAAGATATTGTACCTCAAATTGAGTACTCATTGTTTCTTAGAAAACTAGGTTTCACTCTGGGAATACCTGTTCCTATTCTTTCGCCATTTTTATCCCAACCGCGGATTTGATCTTTTGCCCAGAATTTATCTACTGCTTGATCAATCTCTAACCTTATTTTGTGAAACTCCCCGGGCGAGAAATAAAGGGGCAGGGGAATTTCCCCCGCCCCATATGACCCTACCCCAAGGTCATGAAGTAGATTCTTGTCCACCTTCGATTACCTGAAGCTTACTTTTAAGCTCTAGGTTTTCTACCTTGGTGGCAATTGCCTCAATTTTCTCCAAAATAGACTCAAGTCTTTGATACGCCTCGCTTCGAGACATGGCATTATTTCCAACAACATTAAGCTTTTGCTCCAAAGTGAGTGAGTCCCACTTTTTAGCTGCTTCTTCTTCTGCAGTTTGTTCTTCTGTTTTTTCTTCGCTCATTGTGCGTTTTTTACTAGTTGATAAATTTTCGAGATTGGTAGCCTAACTATAGCTTTTGCTGTCCTACCTTTCGGTTTGAAATCAATGGTCTGAAGCTCGGCATTGAGCGTGACAATTAAGTCACGCCCATTGCCGTCATCAGAGTTAGTTTCTCTCGATAGGTTTTTGAGAAGTTTTGTAGCCATCAGTAGGGTACATCCTCGTCATCTTCAGGGACATTAACTGCTACCTTAGCAGGAGCCTTAGGTGCAGCAGCATTATCATCCTTATTACCAGCTGCAAAGCCGAAGCTCATTGGTTTCACAACGAACTTAACTTTACGCTGTGGTTTACCATCCTTGCCCTCAAACTTGTCCTGTTTGATGTCGGCATCTAGATAAACAGCATCGCCCTTTTTGGCATACTTAGCGATGTAGTCACCAGCCTGTCTCCATGCCTCGAAATCATAAAAGGAAGCAGTCCGCTCACCTTTAACTGTTTCGTTAATGGCTAGGCTGAAGGTACACAGGGTAGCATCGCCAATCGTTTTAGTTGTAGGATCGGCTGTTAACCGTCCCATGAATTGTGCTTTGGAGTAAGAACTCATGATAATTTGGGTCGTGGTGTGAATTTTTGGATTTTTGGTTTAAAGCAGACCTCGACGTCACCACACCGTCCTTGGCGCTGCTTACTTATTGAAATTACTGTTTGATCGGGGTCATCATTCTGCCTCCATAGAAGAGCAACCACATCTGCATCCTGCTCAATGGCTCCCGACTCCCGAATATCGGAAAGCCTAGGCTTACGATTTAATTCATCTGCACCCCGATTTAGCTGACTGAGCATTATAATCGGAATATTAAGTTCCATTGCTAGTGCCTTCATGGATCCTGCGATCTCGGCAACCTGTTGTTCACGAGGCATGCGAGGATCAATAGCTGACATCTTTTGCGCATAATCTACTACGATAAAATCCAATCCTTTACGCGCTAGCTTCCTAGCTTTGGATCTTACTTGGGCTGAGTTGATCATACCTCTGTCATCGATCCAAAAATTCTTAGACTTCATCCACATCATAGCTTCCTGATACTTGTTTAAGTCCTCAGGTCTTGCTGTCTTGTCTATTATGTATCCTAATGGAACTTCAGATACATTAGATATGAGTCTTTGCATGACTGCTTCTGCCTTCATCTCTAAACTAAAGAATAAAACATTCTTGCTGTTTTTAAGTGCAGATAATGCTAGTTCGCATCCAAATGCAGTCTTACCTACCGAAGTTCGTGCTGCCAAAACTACAAGGTCACTTGGCTGCCAACCAAATGTCATGCGATCTAATTCGCCTATACCTGAAGGGATCCCCGACATACCATCAACTTCCATTCGTTTTTTTATGTTTACCCACATAGAATCCACGACATCGGAAGCTGATCGAGTCGGATCCTTAGTTTCGAGACTCATGCTAGTTAAGTCACGATCAGCTGCCTCTATAATAGAGTCAGTGGGAACTTGCTCATCGATGAGGTCACTGACCTCAAGAACGATTTTACGGAGTTGCCTACGCCTAAAGTCGTCTTTGCACTTCTCAAAATATCTATTAAATCCTGTGCTAGTGTCGCAAGAATGGATGATGTCAGTCACCCACGACCGCTCCTCGGAATCAAATTGAAGCATAATATCCACATCGATTACTTCACTAGTTTTGTCGCAGTCCTGAACAGCCAGCCAAAGTTGTTGGCAGTGAGGGTCAGAAAACCACTCCGTGGAAACACCAGCATCAATGCAGTCATCAATCAAATTAGCATCTTTCAACATGGTGCTAATAAGACCCCTCTCAGCTTGGTAATCAGTTTTTATCTCTGTTGTCGCAAAATTCATCTATATAAAGTTGGTCAATTTCGTTAATGTCTGTAGTGCCTCTGTATTTCTCAAATACAGGCTTTCTGTTATTTGAAGCCCAATCCATGAACTCATCGATGGACACATTTTCTTTTTTGTGACTGATGACAGGCCTCCATTCAGCATTATTTCTAATCCATGAGGTAAGGCACTGCCCCCATTGCTTTATGGGGTTTTTCCCCATGACCCACCCTTTAGCTTCATAGTGGCTAAAGAAAAGTTGAGCTTTAGGTTCAACTGGCTCAGGAATGTCCTTTGATTTAAAAAACTTAACTACCTCTTCTAAGTTTTTAGGCTTATTTCCTTCACCCAATGTTTTCTCAGCCCTTGGCTTACGAGTACGCTGTGGCTTAACTTCAACCTTAATCTCAGGATGGTAGCTAGCTAGTGCAGCAAGAAACAAACCTTGTCGATCTAGACCACTAAAGTCAGACAAAGCATCAAGCCTAGCTTCAATGTTAGGAGATAGTCTAATTTCTAAGCGCTTCATCTTCCACCTCCCTTAGCCAAATATAAATACCTGCATTCTGTGATCTTATCTTTTGAATCTGCAGATCCACGACTTGAGCATCCGAGTTGTAAAAAAGCAACTTGCCCATGCAGTCCTGAAACATTTTGACCAAATTGTCAGCATCAGGCTTAGTAAAGTGCCAAGTCCAACCCTTATCTTTGACTGCTCGTTTCTCAGACTTAAGAAAAGGGAACTTATAAATGATTGTAAGTGCCAAAGGGCCTTCCAGAGGTCTCTCAGGAACATAAGGCATGAGGAGGCTAGCAAAGTCTGCTTCCTGTTGCTTTCCCTTGGCGGTGGTATACGAAAATGGGATTCCATTCTTTTTAACTCCTACTCGTTTTGATGATTGTGCAGTGGATCTCGGTGGATTGCATCTAATGGTAAATGCCTTCATGCTGCCGAAACCGACTTTGCTTTTTCCTTACGGAACATGACCTGTTCCAACCGTGTGCGAAGATCCTTCTTTGCATCCCCCTTAGACTGATCAGTATGCTCAGCCCATATCTTTATTAGGTCTGGTTCAGAAATCTTCGTAGCTTGGAGGAATTCCTTAACAGGTAGATTCGCAGAAAACAGAATTTCAGACGCACCCACAGCATCAAAGGAAGTAACACTTCCAGTATTACGCAGCTTCCAACCAGGAATATCAATACCACTCTCAAGACGACCTTTCGCAGTCGATTTAACGCTTTTGCCAAACCTTTCAATAAGTCCGACCCGCTCCATTTTTTCAGCCAATTCTTCGTTTGAAATATTTTCCATATCAGTTTCTTTATCAATTTCATCTTTAATTAATTTAAATGCAGCAGGGCAGTGTGCTAGAGCCTTGCAGTACTTGCATTGTAGGTGACCTGCGGTCATCGGTGCATCCTCTGCCTCTACCTCGATAGCTAACTTTCTTAGTTTAATTGCTAGCATGTCAGATAGATCACGACCCATTACTCCCTGAGTCCACTTTCCAATGGCAGGTTGTAGAAGAGCTACCCTCACGCGTTTCACCTGGGGGTAGTTTTGCATCACAAGTGTAGCATAAACCTGCAACTGCTTATTCTTCGACGCCTCTTCGTAATGACCATAGAGCATTTTGTAATCGATGACGCTGGCATCCTCTCCATCGATTTCTAGATAATCGATCTGACCAGAGAGGACACCAATGCCTTCATCATTGAGTAACCACAACCTAAGTTCCCTAATCACTTCACCCTGCAACCCAAAAATCTTGGTTACTTCTGCCTCCATTCTTCGGCACTCTTGAATGATGAACGCATGACTAGAATCAAGTATATCATCAATCGGAGTTCCGTTTTCCATATAAGAGTGCAATTCTGTGCCTTGGGTTGCATCGGATGTGTCGTAATCCTTAAATTTCTGTGAGGCTTTAAAGCGAGCTTTGCACAGCATATTTTCGTAGACTGATGAACCCGACATCTTCGGGACACCCTTCCAAGCTCGCTCGTTTTTTACTATTCCCATCCCGACAAATCCGCCACTTTGTCAGTTTTAGGCTTAGGTAATGCCCATTTAGGTAATGTAGGTGGAGTAACAATCCTACGATTTTCGACAGCTACCCACTTCACAGGAAGATAGTAAAGATACCTTCCGATTCCCCACTTAACAGCTGCACGTTTAAATGCATCACTGATTCCACCCTTAACACCCTCGATGTTAGTGTCTCCAGCCCCATCGACTTTAGACACCCATCCATCACCAATATTTAAAGAAAGAGTGCATAGAAGCCTGCCCGTTTTGGTTTCGTAGTAATCGTCTGACCAATTCTCAAACCCAACCACATCATCGAGTCGTTTCATTACGTCTCTTGCATCAATGTAAGCTAATGCTGAACCTTTTTTTCCATCTTTAGTCATTTGACCAACGCGCCAGTGTACTACCTTCTCCTCGAACGGAGCCTTCAATCCTTGATAAATATCCATTAGGCTTCCTCCAATTCTGTTAGTGCCTCAACTTCTTTTTTGAGGACGCGCTGATATTTCGAAAACTTAGTCTTATAGGATTTCAAAACTCCTTTTTTGACCAAGTGTTTCACACTGCGAAATGAGTCGAAACCTAGCTTGGTTGCTGCCTCGGTAAGGCTGTAGGTTTCGTTCAATCGCACTATCCCATTCACTTTTGTACCACTCATTGAGTTACCCTTTTGGCGGTTAATGACACCTCGGTCAATAGATAATATTCGCAAAGTGCAAAAAAAATTAGCAATCTGTTAATTTTGGTGTAATAGGGTGAAAATAATGTATTGACTTTAGTAAAAAAATATTTCCTTTAGTAGGTCTTAACAATTAATTAGTTCCAGAAATCCCTATGAATAAATCAGATAAATCAATAGGCATTCGCGTTACTGACGAATGTTACCAAAAAATCCAAGAGATGTGCGAAAGACTTGGGGGAATACCAATTAATAATTTCGCACAAAATTCGATTGAGACTTGCATCGAAATGCTTGAATCAAAAACTTTAACAACACCGAAGTGGATAGCAGTAGGTCGTTATTCATTGGAATTTACAATAGGAAACAAATTGAAATGAACCGAATTGAAGTGCAGCTTGCTAGTGATAAACAAGTATTAGAATTTGATGAACCTGTAAAGTCAGTCGAGATTCTTAATTCTAAATATTACTTGAAATCGTATATCCCTCTAGCTGCTCTTTTTGTGGGGCTTTTAATCGGACATATATATTCAAAACCTAAAGGATTGGTATATGATCCTCTCACTCATCGGTGTATACCTAAGGCTACTGCTAAACTCATGTTAAATCATGGATTGCATTGGTGCCGTGAACATAAAAGATTGGAAAAGAAATATGATTCTCCCAATTTCCCTGTACTAGATTTTGAATGATTATACTTAACTTAAAAGTATAGTACTTACTTTACCCAAGGCATTGCCTCCTTAAATCCCCCCCCTATAGTCCCCCCCCTTTGATGGTTCCATGCCAAGTCGGAAGATGAGTAAATCCG